CACTAGGAAAGCTAGTCCCGTCGGTTAAAGACGCAAAAGACCCTATTCAGGCTTTGGCAGATACCTTTGGCGGAGCTGCAGAGGCAGCAGCCAAGACTGACCCTTACGCTCAATTGCAGATTATTTTTGGAGAGTTGCAAGAGCAAATCGGTACAGCACTGCTACCTATTCTGCAGAGATTTTCTGACTGGCTTGCTACCCCTGAGGGGCAAGAGAAAATGGAACAAATCGCCGAAGACGTAGTAGACATGGTTACGGCGTTTACTGAGTTTGTTGGGTATATCTTTGATAAGGTAGTCCCTGCTCTAAAGCAGTTCATCGGTGACGACACTAAGGGAATTGTGGGGCTAGGAGCTTCGCTGTCTACTGCAGGCGGAATTATCTACTTCTTGCTAAACAGCCGACTAGTAATGCTTGCAGCTTCTAACCCGATTATGGCTGCTGCTATTGCAGGTGTCGCGCTAATCGCTGCAGGTATGTACACCGTATATACAAACACTAAGCAGGCGAACACTCAGATTGACGAGTTCAACCGACTCAACAGCATTAGAGACGCAATCAAGAATCCCCTAGCTACCCCGGAGCAGATTAACGCTGCAACTTATCAGGGAATCCTAAACGCACCTAAGCCTACGACTACTACGACAGCGCCTAGAGGTGGAATCCCTACAGGCAACATCGTCATTAACAATCAAACCGTAGTAAACACCGCAAGCACAAACGCTACCGGAGTTGTTAGCAGCTTGCAGGCTTACCAGAACCAGACAGGCGCAACCCTAAGTAAGCTGCTTAAATGAGTGACGTATTAACTGACTTCGACATCGCGCAAGACCTCAAGGTAGAGTTTTTTCTACCCGACGCTGAGGGCAACCTATTTATTCTAGGAATCTCGCTACTCGGAGGCGACGACGTACTTGCCGGAGCTAATCAGTTTATTATCGGACAATCCCTGCTCGGAGGTACAGACGTACTAGCAGGTGACTCGCCTATTGCTTTTACGTGGCAGGCTTTCGAGTGCAGCACTAGTGAAGTCAAAACTAGCGTAGGTGGACAGGTGCAAGACGCGCTGTACTTTCAGCCTCAATCGGGGCAGGCAGAGATTACGCTGCAGAACCTACTACTAGACCCTACGCAAAACCCTGCTTTCCGACCGGGCGTTCCGGTGCGAGTGCGAATTGTACGCGACCTAGTAGACATAACCTTATTCAACGGGTTTATTGACACTATCAACGTCACCTATGACGTAAACGAAAATCACACGATGAAACTTACTGCTTACGACAGCTTTAAGAAATTCATTAACTCACGTCTTGCAATTCTCAACACTACAGACGAAGTAGAGTTCCCCGACGGATACGCAACCCCTTACGAAGTAGTAGAGCTACTGGCAGAACAATACGGGACTGCTATGCACGCCTCGAGCGCTGCTACACGCGGAAAGCTACCCCCTCAACTGCTAACTGACTTCATTCCTAATACACCGCTGTACGACGCAATTCAGGTTGGCTTGGGGCTGTTCTGGCTAGACCCTGAGACTCAAGAGTTTGTACTTATTCCTCGAGTAGCACCCGACGTTACAGAAAGCACTTACTCAGTAGGAAACAATCATGGCGACGCACTGCACCTATGCATGAGCGACCTCGAGGTTGCCTCCGATATTGACGCGGTGTTTAACTCGCTAAAGGTGTCGCTAAAGTCGGACGACGCTACTAACGTTATTGTTCGCAACACTGACTCAATTGAACTCTACGGAGAGTTCGCGCTAGACACTGACCTAAACACAACTGACGAAACCGAGCTAGAGTCTTGGGCTACAGCGGTGTTCAACTCAACTCAGAAACAGCTAATTAAGCGCGTGGAGACGCCTGCTATTAACAGACTAGGCAACCTCACGCACGCTGCAGTATTCTTGCCGGGAGAGACTGTTGCAGTGAACTATCAAACCCCGGAGCTAAATATCAATCAGGGCTACACCATAACTAAGGTGAGTCACAACATTAATGTAAACCAATGGTTCACTACACTAGAGCTTTGGAAGGAATTCTAGATTATGGCGTATAAGACTTTCGTAAACGGATACCCGTTAAATGCTTCGGAGCTTAATCAGTACCTAATGAGTCAGTCTGTCGCCGTCTTTGTAGACTCGACTGCTCGCAGCGCTGCTATTGAAACCCCACTAGAGGGACAGGTAACTTACCTCACCGGAGACAATAAGTTTCAGTACTGGGACGGCTCGAGCTGGGTAGACATGATTACTAGCGGTTCAGTAAGCAACAAGACCGCTAACTACACTACTGCAGCTACCGACGCCGGAAACACTATTAACAGCACCGGAAGCGCAATTACTGTAACTGTAAACAACAACCTAACTGCCGGGCAAAGAATTGACTTTGTACAGACAGGCTCAGGACAGATTACTTTTGCAGCAGGTTCAGGCGTGACTTTGAACTCTAAGGGCGCGAAACTAAAGACTGCAGGGCAATACTCGGGAGCGACTGTTATCTGCTTGGCTTCGGGTTCGTACCTACTAGTCGGTGACTTGGGCTAATGCTTATCCCTTTAGGCTTTCTAGCTGCTTCCGGTGTTGGCGCAGGTAGCTTTGACCTACTCGAAACGCAGATACTTGGTAGCAACGCAGCTTCAGTAACTTTTAGCTCACTTTCCGTTTATGCTTCTTCGTACCAACATTTGCAGGTTCGCTTTGTAGGCACAGAGGTAGATGTTGGCGGTTTGGACTCTATGGGCATGCGTATCAACGGAGATACAGGCACAAACTACAACGCACACTTTTTACGCACACTAAACACAACGGTAGGCTCGGGAAATCAGGGCGCAACTAATTACCCTAACATTGGACTAATGACAGGTAAAGGCAATGCTGAAGCTGGGTCTATAATCATTGACTTTGTTGATGCCTTTGAAACTTCCAAATACAAGGTCGTAAGGGCTTTGAGTGGAGCAGCAGGAACAGGTGACAAGGGAGCTGGATTGTATTCTGTTCTTTGGTTGAACACTAATGCGATTGACTCCATTACATTCAAGGGACAATCAGGCAACCTACTAGCCACTAGTCGTTTCTCGCTATACGGAATAAGGGCGGCATAATGCCTACGAACACTTACACACCACTTGCAACAATTACTTTGACGGGCACAGACGCTCAGGTAGTATTCGCTTCAATTCCTAGCGGGTATCGTGACCTAATCTTCTCAATCTCAATTCTTGGCACAGATAACGATGCAAGCTGCGTAATGCAACTCAACGGAGATACGGGCGCAAATTATGCCAATGTTCGTATGGCTGGGTATGGAACAGGCTACGGCGGACTTACAACAGGCACTAACTACATTTTTGTTTCTGGCTTCAATTATGGTGTGGCAACTTCCGGAGCTTACACAATTGCTCAAGGTTCAGTAATGGATTACAGCGCAACGAATAAGCACAAGCCGACAATAATTCGCTCACGCTCTAGCCGTAATGACGGCAACACAGATACCGCAGCAGGTGGTGGTCGCTGGGCTAGTAACAATGCTGTAAATGAAATCAAGTTCTATCTGACTTCGGGAAGCTTTGCAGCAGGTTCGACCTTTAGCCTTTACGGGGTGATTGCATAATGCAGGTAATTCAACATCAGGAACTAGCTTCTAGTCAGGCAACTATTGAGTTCGCTTCAATTCCGCAGACCTTTACCGATTTGTATCTAGTTCTATCTGCTCGCACTAACAGGGCTTCAGTTGCGAGCGACATCTATTTGCAATTCAATGGCATTACTACCGCAACCTATTCATTCCGCAGGCTTTATGGTGACGGAACAGGCGCGAACAGCGACAGCCTAACTAATAACACTCAAGGTGGATTGACCGCTTGGGCTGCTGCTGCTAATGCAACTTCCAATACTTTCGGAAACAGCATTATTCACATTCCTAATTACACCTCAAGTAACGCAAAATCTTGGAGTGCTGACGGCGTGACCGAAAACAACAACACTTCGGGGTATCAAGCAATTTATGCGGGACTTTGGAGTGGGACAGCTGCAATCACAAGTATTCAAATCAAGGACTACAACGCTGCAAGTTTTGTTCAATACACCTCAGCGACCCTCTACGGAGTGCTGAAGGGTTCAGACGGCGTGACGACAGTTAGCTAACAGAAAGAAAAAAAATGACTCAAGAAATCCCAACCAAGCTAGTTATAAACTGCGAAACAGGCGAGCGAGAGATTATTCCTCTAACCGCCGAGGAAATCGCCGAGCGTGAGCTAATGCAGTTGCAGGCTATTGCAGAGCAGGAACAGCGCGAAGCAGACGAGGCAGCTAAGGCAGCAGCTAAGGCAAGTGCTATCGCTAAGCTCGCAGCGCTAGGCTTGTCAGACGTCGAAATTGCAGCTCTAGTAGGTTAGCCATGCCAGAACTACCCGGACACGACTCAATCCTTTTTCAGCTTGCTCAAGATATCGCAGAGATTAAGGCAACTGTAAAAAACTATGCTGACCTCGAGACTCGCGTACGTGAGCTAGAGCGTGCTAGATGGAGTAGTGCATGGGTGACGGCTTTCGCTTCGGCAGCCCTAACCGCTGTAGCAGTAGTGCTAGTGAATCAGGCTCTACTATGAGGTTTCCTTTTGATTGGAAAAAGATTACCGGGCGATTTGGGACTCTAAGCGAGTACAGAAAAGCTAACGGTATGCAGCCTCACTCGGGCGTAGATTGGGCTATGCCTGAACGAACCCCCATTCCTGCAATTGCCAACGGGACTATTGTTTTGCAGCAGTTCTCTAAGGTGTTGGGTAATGTCTCGGTACAACGCGTAATGAGCAAAGACAAGAAAATCTGGTATGTCGGCTACTGTCACATGAGGGCAGAGGGCTTGCCAGTCGGCACTAAGGTACTTGAGGGCGACACTATCGGTTTTGTAGGTAATACAGGCTCGGCAAGTTCAGGCGCTCACTTGCACCTAACTGTAAGTTCGAAGCTCAAGGGCGTCTTCGGCAGCACCTCAGAAAAAATAGACCCTATAGAATTTATTAAGGCAAACAAATGAGAGAACACATTAAGCAGATACTAGTTCGCTCTATCGGACTAGTGCTTGCAACTTTTTTCGGTGGGACTGCTATCGGAGCTGTTGCAGGCGATTGGGTTATGGGCAGCCTTGTAGGTGTCGGTTCGGCTTTCGCTGTAGTTTTGACAACTTTGGGAGTCGCAATCAGTTGGAAAGGCAGCCTAGAGCTTACTGATATCGCTAACGCTTACCGCGCTGCAGTAGCCAAGAGTGACAGCGAAGCAGTTGAAGACGCGCTCAAGGTGACTAAAGACGGCAACTTTGACTTTGACGACCTAATCGAAGATAACGATTTGGAAATGTTCGAAGATGTTGAGGATAATATTCCCTAAATGTCACTAGCAGTTACTAAACTGCAGGCATGAATATTACACAGAAAATAGAAAGCTATAACAGCGCTCGCCTTTTTGGTAAGGCAGAACCCGGTTCGGCAAAGTGGTTGCAGTGGAGACGCGAATCAATCACAGGCAGCGACGTTAGCAGCATTATCGGAGTCAATCCCTACAAGTCAGCACTAACGCTGTTCTATGAAAAGACCGGGCAACTACCCGAGCGCGAAGCGACTACTCGCATGATGCTAGGCAATTACCTAGAAGCCGGCATCGCTGAGATGTTTCAAGACTTAAACCCCAACTTGAAGGTTTACAGAGACTTAGGCACATTCGCGAAAGTGGACTCTCCGGTATTCAAGGCGAACCCTGACGGAGTGATTGAAGACCAACTAGGCAATCTGTCAATTCTTGAGATTAAACACACGTCGCAATATTGGACTGAAGTTCCCGAACACTATCAATTGCAAGTTATGTGGTATCAGTACGTCTTAGGGCTTAAAAACCCGGCTACCCTTGTAGCGGTCACAGGTGGCGATTTGAAGCAGTTTGTAGTCGAGTACAGCGAATCACTCATGCAAGAAGCTATCGAGGCTTCAGTGGGCTTTCTAGGGCTTATGGCTATGGGTGTAGAGCCTGACTATGACGGGAGCGCTTCAACTTACGACACTGTACGCGAATTGTCGCCGGACTTAATAGACGACGTTAAAGAATTGTCTTGCGCTGTAGAACTACTAGCCGCTAAGCAAATCTTTGACGCTGCAGAATCGAACCTAAACAAATACAAATCGCAAGCCCTAGCCGAATTGCAGGGCGTTAGAGTTGGAACGCTAGAGGGGATAGAAATAGTCCGACTAGCACAACGCGGGGCAGGCAAGCCCTATATCACATTCACGAAAGGAAACTAATGTCGTTTCTCGACAACTACGAGCCAGTAGCCGACAGAATTAGTAAGTTCTGGGACAAGTACCCAAACGGCAGACTGCACACAGAAATAGTGCTTATCAATGAAACAGAGATTGTCATTAAGGCAAGCGCGTACACCGATAGGGAAGACCCACGTCCGGCAGCTATTGACTTTGCGCAAGAGACTAGAGGCAGCTCGAGTATTAATAAGCAGAACTTCATCGAGAACTGCAGCACGTCAGCTCTAGGTAGAGTTTTGGCGACCCTGAACTTTCAACCTAAGAAAGACGGCAAAGCAGTCAGACCCTCACGAGAGGAGATGAAAGCCGTTTCTAAGGCTTCAACTGCCAATACTGAGGATTTCCTATCACTGGCTACTGTTGAGGCGTTACAGGGCAACCTCGAGGCTCTCAGAGGTATATACAAGGACGCGCAGGCTGCAGGTGTAGCAGCAGACGATTTGAAAAAGATTGCCGATTTAGCTTCATCACTGAAATAAACTAAAACCCCTAGCCGGACACAGAAAACCGACTAGGGGCGAG